ATGCGTGAACATCGTCGAGATCAACGACGGCCGCGAGAGCAACTTCAAAGACTGGCGCGGCAAGCCGTTCCGCTCGGTGACGATGGAAGAAGAGACCAACGACGACGAGGGCGTGCTGAAGATGGGCGGCTTCGATCTGTTCCCGACGCTCACGCCGCGAACGTCCAGGCGGGCCGAGGACACCTATGGATCCTCTCGAGGCATGCGCGCTCTACCGGATGCCCGACAGCTTCAGCTGAACGAGCTTCGCGGTGGCGAGGCACTGCTGAAGACCTTGCGGCCGCCGCTCAACATCCCGAGCGCGAAGTACCGGGCCACCGTCGCCGCCGGCGAGGTCAACGTCTACAAGGGCCAGCGCTCCGATGCGATCCGGCCGACGTTCACCACGAATTTCCCGTACGGCGAGAACGAAGACAAAATCACGAAGATCGAGAACCGGATCAAGAACACCATGGGCGCGACGGCGTTCACGCAGTTCCAGCTTCTCGACGAGAGCGGCAATCACCAGATGACCATCCCCGAGATCATGGAACGACGCGGCGAGCGGCTCACCCTGCTCGGCCCGACGCATCACTCGATCCACAACGAGCTATTGATTCCCGCGGTTGAATTGCACTGGTACTACATGGGACGGAACGGGCAGATCGAACCGCCACCGCCGGACCTGCGAGGGATCGCGCTCGAGGTGAAGTTCACGGGGCAGCTCGCACTCGCGGAGCGGAGCAGCGTGATCCGTGACATCGAGCTGCTCGGCGATCGCATCGCACTGATGAACCAGTCCTTCCCGGGTGCGGCCGACAACTTCAATTCAGACGTCGCGGTTCAGCACCTGGCGCGCGGCTACCTGGCACCGCCCGACGTGATCAACGATCCCGAGGTCGTCACGCAGATGCGACGTCAACGGGCTCAGGACTTCCAGAATCAGCAACGGCTCGAGCAGGAGAATCTCGAATCGGAGACGGCGAAGAACTTGGCGGGTACGCCGCTCGGTACTGGCGCAGCGATTGATCAGACGCGACTCGGAGCAGCAGCATGAAGCGGGCAACGGTGAAGACGGGGATGTCGAAGGGCGCAGAGCTTGGGGCGAAGGACTGCCTCAACTCGCCGAGCGGGCGTGAGTTCCTCGCGCACATCCTCGAAGAAGGCGATTTCCATGAAGGGGCGACGACGGTGGAGGGCATCGTCGCGCAAGGGGTAGCGATCGATTTGTTCGATGCCCTGGTGAAGGTGGATCGCGGCGACGCGTTGACACTCTTCGATGACTACTTTGCAGGAGGTGGCAGGGAACATGAGCGACGAAGAAACGAGCGAGACGGAAACCGAACAGACGGAGCAGACCGAGACCGAGACGACGGAGACGTCGACGGAAACGACTGAGACCGAGAAGACCGAGACCGAGAAGACAGAGTCAGAATCAACCGAGAAAACCGAGAAGACAGAGAAGAGCGACGCCGAGCGCATCTCTGATCACTTGGACCTCTCGGGAAAGTCCACCGAGAAAACCGAGAAATCGGAAAAGTCGGAGGAGACCACTGCGGGCGAGGGCGACAACGACGAGGAAAGAGAATCGAAGCCACTCACGGGTGCGCCCGATTCTTACACCACGTTTGAAATGCCAGCTGAAGCCAAGTGGTGGACGGACAAGGACGCGGACGCCGTCGGGAGCCTTGCGAAGCAGCTCGATCTTTCGCAAGAGGGTGCGCAGCTACTCGCTGCTGCATTCAACGAACACGGTGCGGCGCGTTTGATTCCGGCCATCGAGGCGAAGCAGGCAGAAGAGTATGCCGCTCATTGCAAGGCAGAACTAACGAAGGCCAAGATGAATCCCATCCTGGTCGGGCCGAAAGGCGATCTATGGGATGCGACAAAGAACTACGTCAAAGAGGTGGTGATCAATTTTGGCGGGAACGGAACTATCGGTGAGGGCCGCTTTGAACGGCTGAAAGCAAAAGGCTTCTTTGATGACGAAGACATGCTCTGTCTCATGAAAGAAGTCGGCACAGCGCTAATGCCTGACACTTTGGATCCCGCTGGGGATCCGGGCTCGGGCACGGAAGAGGACCAGGATCCTTCCAGGCAGATGGGTTGGAACGAGGACGCAGTCCCCGCAACCAGCACTTGATTAATGGCTTTTCTAGTTGTGCCACAACGCGTGAAGGAGCTACGCAGTGGCAACTCTAGCTGACACGGTCGTGACGTTTGACGAATGGGTCAAGCGCATGGACAAGTCGAATGTGAAGACGATCATCGAAGTCGCAGCAGACTCGAACAGTATGCTGAAAACTGCGATGGTCGGCCCCGGCAACGAAGCCGACGGCAACACCACCACCGTGCGAACCGCGTACCCGCCGGGTACCTGGACGAGCGCGTACGAAGGCGTTGACAGTGACGCTTCCCACACGAAGGAAGTCTGGGACGCAGCGGGGTATCTCGAGGGGTACTCGGTCATCTCGAAGCGCTACGTGCATCGCTCGCCCGATCGTCGGGCCGCACGTTTTCAAGAGGAGCGGGCGTTCATTATCGGTCACAGTCAGACGATCGAGAACACCTTCTTCCATGGCGATCGCAACCTGAACCCGAAGCAGTTCCTCGGGCTCGATCAGCGATATGCACAGCTGGGCGCCGAGACTGGCGGCCAGATTGTTGACGCCGGAGGGACCGGTTCGATCAACACCGACATTTGGTTCGTGAACTGGGGCAAGGGCGGTATCTCGCTCTTCTTCGGCAAGAACAACATGGGCGGGCTTCAGATCGAAGACAAGGGACTTCTGTCCTGGGATCTGAATGGCGATGGAAAACACCAGGAGTGCTACGTCTCACACTACGAGTGGAACGTGGGTCTGATGGTGGAGGACTATCGCGCGGTTGCTCGAGTCGCGAACATTGACTCGGCCACCCTTCCGGCAAGCCTGGTCGATTTCATGATCGAGGCTTACTTCGCGATCCCGGACCAGATGGACGGCATGCGCAAAGCGATCTACTGCAACACGACTGTGTTGATCGCATTGACGAAAGAGGCGCGGAACTTCAGCCAGACCAATTTGACAATCGACAATTGGGAAGGCCGGAAGATGACGCACTTCATGGGGATCCCGATCTTCCGATCGGACAAGATCACCAACGTCGGCGCGCGGATCGTCTAGTCGGTGGGTTGAACCTCTAAAGGCAACACGGAGCCAGCATGTCTACGGACATTGAAAACACGTACTCGGATGAGCAGGACGTCGCGTCGACGTCGTTCACGAGCACAAACTTGATCGACCACGGGGGTGTCACAGGGCGCGGCATCTCTCGAGGCCTGTACCTCATTATCCTGAACCGGGTGCTTTGGACGACGGCGACAGTGTCGACGACTTTCAAGCTGGAACAGGATACGGCCGTCGGCTTTCCGTCGGCGACCGACATCGGGACCTACGTGGCATCGACTGCGCGAATTCCCGCTGGTGAGCTGGTGGCGAACGTGCCACTGCCCACCGTGAGCGAGCAGTTCACCCGCGTGACTGCGGCGTGGACGACTTCAGAAGCAAAGACGGGCGCGATCTCCGCGTTCCTGACGACCGATCCACAGTTCACGTTCGAAGGACGTGCCGCCGTGGTGACTCTGTAAGAAATGATGTTCGGGCTTGAAAGCGCGTGGCACAGAAGGGGGAATGCATACGAAATGCATTCGATATGCAAATCGTGTTCGCCCCGCTCCACGCGCTTTCTGCCCGGCTTCATCACTTGAAAGGATAAGGTGGCATGGCAGTCGAAGTACTCGTGAGAATGGCAGGCTCGATGCGACTCGGCCCTGGAGCCGACTATCACTTCTACGACAAAGACACGAAGGTGATCTGGGAGTGGGCGGTACCCCAGCATTGGCAGAAGGGACCGAAGAGTAAAGAACTGATCGAAGAACTCGAGGCCTGGCCGGAGGACATCCCGTTGCTTCCGCCGCAGTGGCCGATTCTTCGTGTGATGGGCGAAGAGGAGACGCGGCTGCAGCTCGAAGGCAAGCCGCCGCCGGAACTCAAGCCCGAAGACGAGCCGGGGCGATCGCGCCTGCGGACGTTGGGGCATGACGAATCAGGGCGCGGCTATTCGGTGGGCGACAAGGCCATCGTCGCACAGGCACTCGCGTCGCTCAGTGATGCCGAGAACGCCCACTGGACCAAACAGGGCATTCCCGAAGTCAGAGCTGTGCAAGGCGCAATCGAGAGGATCGAGCAGGCGATCACCGGCGAACGAAAATGGCCGAGCTGGGCGACCAGGACGATCATTGACTCGGTCGGCGGGCGATCGCGCGGGGACTTCACGGCGCCGGCCGCAGACGAGCGGGAGCCTGGTGATGAGACGGATAGCCCGGATAACGAAGACGACTACGACGACGACAACGACTAGGCGATCGGTGCGCGGGGCCACCTCTGCGCATCGGACAAAGGGGTGAGCGCCGCTGCCTGGGGCGCTCACCCTGAACCCGGAGGAACCACATGCTCGAGATGACAAAAGAAGACGTCGCAAACCATGCGCTCGCTGCGTGTGGTGAGTTGACCGACGATGGCAAGATCGACGACTTCGACGAGCTGACTTCGAACGCGGCAACGGTTCGACGGTTCTGGAATGTCACGATGCAAGCGTTCCTTGAAACTGCGTGGTGGAGCTTCGCGACGGCGTACGAAGTGCTCACTCAGCACTCGGGCACGTTGCCGCCGCATTGGGGCTACGAGTACAAGAGACCCGTCGACATGGTGATGCCGCGCAAGATCTTGGTCGGAACCCCCGAAGAGAATCCACCGTGGGAAGAAGCGATCGACAAGGGCGTGCCGGTGATTTACACGAATCGTCAAGCGGCGTGCCTCGAGTACACCGCGCAGGTGCTCGACTTCAATGTCTGGTCGGGCAACGCGCTCGAGGCCTTCATCCTGAAGCTCGCGGTCGCCATGTCGCCGGCGCTCAGCGGGAGCACCGGGAAGATCACCATCATTCGAGCGCAGTACGTCGACGCCCTCGAGACGGCGCAGGTGGCATCGCACAACAGGCAGGTGCGACACAGCGCAGAGAACGAGAGCACCGAGTTCTCCGACTTCCGGACTGGCACGGGTGATTCAGTCCGTCACGGATCCGTGTACGTGAGAAAGGCTTAGCTTTGCCGAATCTTGAGAAGGTCCAGTTCTCGTTCAACGGTGGGGAGATCGGTCCCGCGTCGCTCGGCCGCCATGATATCGATCGTTGGCAAAGCTCGACGTCAAGGCAGCGCAACATGATCGCTCGAGGTGAGGGCGGCGTCGACAATCGACCAGGCTCTCACTTCTTAGGCGGCGAGCGCTTTGACTTCAAAGACCTTCGCGACTGGTCGTTCACGGCGACGTCGCAAACGAATCCCGTCCTGATCACTTCCGTCTTCGCGGCACTGTTCAGCGATGGCGATGTGATCGTGATCTCGGAAGCGACGAGCGCCGCCAATAAAGGCGAGATCCAGGGTATCCGTGGATCGGTGGTTATTCAGGATGCGACGCACTTCTACCTACTCAATCACGACGGGACTGGCGACGAGCTTTCAATGTCCGGAGAGTTTCACGCTCTGACGCCGAGCGTCCGGAACCGATGCATCGAGTTCGAGTTCAGCGAAGACGACACGTATGCGCTCTTCTTCGGCGATCGATACATGATGGTCGCGCGCAACGGCGCCATGGTTCTCGAGAGCGCGGGGTTCGCGATCTCAGCTTCGACCTATGCCACGTTCGGACGTCGGACGGAGATCACCACCGCGACGCATGACTTCTGGGCGGGTGACGATGTCTTCATGCCGGCGGCGCTCTCGAGTTCATTCGTCCCTCGAGATCACGGCGAGAAGCGTTACAAGATCTACCCGTCGTTGACCGGAGCGGCGCAGACCATCACCGGCGTAAGCGTGGCGGATCCGGCCGTCGTCACAGTCGGCGCCGGCCACGGGTACACAGGCGGCGAGCGAATCTTCATCGACGCGCTCAGCGGTGCGAACCCGGGCAGCGTCGCAGAGCTGAGCCATCACGACTACGAGGTCGTGTTCATCGACGGGTTTGACTTCAGCCTCGTGAACCGATGGGGCGAGGCGGTGAGCACGCTCGGGCTCACGGCCTACACCGGCGCCGGCGAAGTCACCGACGTCGACCTCACGAAGTTCTTCCTCGAAGGCACCGGGGGCCAGGCGTCGGGCGCAGGGAACTGGACCAGCGGAACGGTCTATCGCTATTTCGCACTGCGCACGCCGTGGACGAAGGACGACATCGGGAACCTCGATTTCGGGCAAGACGAAAACGATATGACGCTCACCTGCCCGGGGTTCGAGACTCGGAAGCTGGCGCGCACCGCACACGACGTGTGGACGATCAGCGTCACCGACTTCAAACCGAGCATCGAACCGCCTGGCGTGATCACACCGACGGCCGGCGGCACGACGCGACAGATGCAGATCACTTCCGTGAGTGTCGAGACCGGCGAGGAAAGTCTGCCTCGAGAGAAGTGGGTGGGTGCCGCGGCCGCGAACGTTCTCACGTGGACGTCTGTCGATGGTGCGTTTGAATACAACTTGTATCGATCATCTCTCGGCTCGTACTCGATCGGCTTCATCGGTCTGTCGACGTCTGGATCGGTGTCGGTCGACACGTCGGCCACCGCGCCTACACCCGACCTCACGATCCGGCCGCCGGCGCTCGCGAATCCCTTCCACGTCCAGGGGACGCCGATCACCATCACCGCGATCTCGACGGCCAGCCCCTTCACGATCAACGCCGTGGCGCACGGCCTGGTCGTCGGGCAAGACGTCCTGTTCCAGGGAATCATCGGGATGATCGAGATCAATAACCGGAAGTTCGAAGTCGAGACCGTCGTCGACGTCGACAACATCAATCTGAAGCTCGTGGATTTCGCAGGGCACAGCGCGTTCACCTCTGGCGAGATCACGCCGCTAACGATCACCGACAACCCGACGGCCGTCGCCTATCACCAGCAGCGCCTGGTGCTCGCGAACACTCCGCTCCATCAGCGTGCGATCTACATGTCTCGAGCCGGATCCACCGATTCGATGCAGACGAATGTGCCGCTCGTCGACGCGGACGCGATCGCGCTCGAGCTGAAAGATTCGAAGCGCAATGAGATCCGCTGGCTCATCGCGATGCAGCAGCTGATCGTCATGACTCAGGGCGCCATCTTCGCGATCGCCGGCGACGAGCAAGGCGTCGTCACGCCAACGAATCACACGCCCGTCGCTCAGTACGGTGGCGGCGTCGGCAACGTCAAGCCCGTGAAGTACGGCGAGGCGATCATCTACGTCTCGAACCGCGGGAACCAGGTGTTCGAGCTGCTCGCCTCGAGCGACTTCAACACGGCGAAGAGCTACATCCCGTCAGACATCTCGATTCTGGCACAGCACTTGTTTGCGAACGGTCTCAACATTGACGAGATGGCCGGCGCGACGTCGCCGTACCCGATCGTGCTCTTCGTCCGAGACGACGGAATCATGCTGGTCCTGTCGTTCCTGCGAGAGCACGGGATCTTCGCCTGGGGAACCTTCGACACGTTCCGGGGCGAGTATGAGAGTATCTGCTCGGTGCCAGAGGGCCGGTTCGATGGCCAGTACACGAGCGTGAAGCGAACGATCGACAGCGTCGAGCAGCGCGTCTTCGAGCGCTTCGATGATCGCGATGCGGTGGACGTCGAAGATGCCTTCTTCGTCGACAGCGGTTTGATCTTCGATCAGGCCTACACGGTGACGACGAACCTCGAGTTCTACAATCCCCTGCGCCTCTACTTCAGCGTTCCCGGTGGCGAGTTCAACGTCGGCGATCTGTTCGATATCACGCACAAGATTCGAGAGACCGAGGGCATCGTCTCGGGTTTGCTTGATGGTGTGCGACTCAAAGTCAAGACGAAGGTCACGGGCCAGTACATCGAGATGCAGACGCTCGACGACGTTCCGCTCGACTACGATGCGACCACCGCGCTCGAGGGAATCTTCACGACGACACTGACGATCCACCTCTGCGTTTCGTCGATCGAGGGCCTGGATCATCTCGAGGGCGAAGAGGTGGCCATCCTCGCCGACGGCGCAGAGCTGGATCGTCAAGTCGTGAAGCCCGGCGGGATCCTCACCTGGTCGCCGGATCTCCATAGCCGTGTCATCACCGGGCTACCGATTCAGGCCGACCTCGAGACGCTGCCGCCCGATGCGGTGGGCGGCCCGTTCCAGTCGTTGCTCACGGCCAGGCTGAAGACGCAGAAGGCGGTTCTCTTGCTCGACAAGACGGTCGGGCTCAAGGTCGGGCCCGACGCCGATTCACTCACGCCCATCAAGTACCGCACGGATGAGCCCTACGGCGCACCGACGAAGAAGTACAGCGGAATCAAGTACGTCCCGATTGGCAAGGATTGGAAGCGGGGCCAGGTGTTCATCAGACAGGACTCGCCATTGCCGGCGACGATCCTCTCGCTCGCCTGCGAAATCGAAGATCCGGGAGACAACTGATGGCAGCACTCGCAGCGATAGGGATCGGCTTCCAACTGGTGGGCGCGTTTCAGTCAGCCGACGCAGCGGGGAAGGCGGCGAAACACGCGCGGTTGATCGGCCGGCTCAACGAAGAAGGTTTCAGGCGCCTGGCGCATGACCGTGCCGAGCGTGGACGCACAGAAGAGCGTGATCACTATTGGAAGGCGGCGAAGTTCAAGGGGCGACAGTTTACCCGCATCACGGGTGCCGGCTTGAATGCCGACTTCGGATCGGCTGCTCAGGTGCAGGCGGAAACCGCGATGCTGATCGTACGAGACGCGTCGATCATTGCCGAGAACTCGAAGCGCGATCAGGAAGAGCTTCTGCATCGGGCCCGCATTGCACGGGCCGGCGGAGATACACAGGCCGCCGGGCTCAACGCTCAAGGGATCTCGGCGCTCTATGCTGGATTCGGCAGCGCGTTGCAAGGTGCCAGCCAAATTGTCGGCAGCTATTACTAACCGGGGGGAGAGACTGTGTCAGTAGGTGCAGGGGGTCGCATTCGGATCCCGGACTACGAGGTGGGTCAGGTCCAACCGACAGCGGTCGGCGCGGCGCAAACTCCATTCTCTGTGATCGATACGTCTGGCATTCAGAAGGGCCAGGCGCTCGCCGGCTTTGGTCGAGATCTCACTTCGGTCGGTCTCCAGTTCCAGCAGATGTTCAATGAGCAGGGGCAGCGTGACGACCAGCGGCTCGGCCAGGCGGCGTTCACGAAGTCGATGGATGAAGCCGGCGCAAGCATGGGCGAATTCATGGCACGGCGCGGGCCTGCTGCGCTTCCGGACCCTCGAGATCCGACAGGCGAAGCCGGCGGAACGCAGGGCGTCACGGCCGACGCTCGCAAGAAATGGAAAGAGATCTTCGAGAAGAACGCGAAGGGACTGTCACCGAGGCAGCGGGAGATCGCGGGGGAGAAGTTCAGCCAGTTCTCATTCGCGTCGTACAGGACGCTCGGCCGTCACGAGGCAGCGCAGCGGGTACAGGCAGAGATCGAGACCAACGACGAAGAGAAGCGAGCCTGGCGTCGACACGCGGTCAATAACTTTTCCGACGCTGCAGAAGTCGATAAGGCGATCGCACAGATTCAACGTCTCACAGACTTGAATCCACACGACACGCTCACAAAGAAAAGCAACGACAAGCTATCGGTCGCGGCTGAACTGCAGGCCTCAACGATCGATCTTCTCGCGCGCATGGACTACCCCGCGGCGATGGAGCGCCTCGTTGAGCATACGAACGTGATCGGGCCCGAGCTGTCGAATGCACTGCTCGACAAGATCAACGTGCACCGTGTCGATCGAGCAGCTCCGCCGATCGTAAACGCTGCACTCACCACCTGGCGGCCTAACGGTGGAGATCTCACGCTCACCGAGATCTCGAAGGGGCTCAGAGATCGCTACGCGCACGACCCGGATCTGCAGAGGGAAGTACTCGATCGATTTGACGCCGCGCGAAAGCTGCAGGTATCCAATGAAGATGAATCCCGGCGCGTCGACAATGCGGCCAGGTCGGCGGCCGTCGCCGAAGTGCTCGAGCGCGCGGTGCGGATTCAGATGCCCTTCGTCTACGACGAGGCGCGGACCCTGATCAAAGAGAGCAACGATCCCGACTACGTGAAGAAGGCGCTCAAGGAAGTCGATCGAGCACAGCGTGGTGAGACGGTCGGGCAGACGGACTGGGATCGATACCTCGAGCTGCTCGACATGCGGAACGCGGATCCGGACAAGCTGCGCAAGGTCGACCCGTACAAAGAGCCGCTCGACGAGGCACAGCGTAGGAAGATCATCGGCCTGATCGAAGACGTCGCGCTCGGCAAGTCGTCGGCCTCGAAGCCTCAAGGCTCTTCGTTTGCGGCGCAGGCCGGGCAGTTCATCAAGACCGAGAAGCTCTCCGGTGCCAACTCGGCCGCCTTCATCGAGCGGTTCGAAGAGGAAGTCGAGATCTTCGCGCAGACCACAGGCAAGAACGCGACGCCGGTACAGATGCGCGAGATCGGTAAGGGTCTGCTGCAGACCGTCGAGTGGTCGGGGTGGAACGAAGAGGCTTTTCTCTTTGAGTCGGGCGATGTCACACGGTTCGACGTCGACGACTCGAGCTTCGATTCGCATACGCTCGTTCCGTTCAACTACGCGCACGCGCTGCGCGGTCGGTTCCAGCAGAGGCTCGGCCGCGAACCCTCGAGAGAAGAGATCTTGCAGTCATTCAAGGAATTCGTGCGCGAATCAAGAGCGTCGGAGCGGCCGCAATGAGTGAAGATCCGCTATTCGGCGGCGTCAATATCGACAAGATCATCGACCGGGTGAGCGAGCAGAGCAGCGTGCGCGGCCGCCGGCTTCGGAGCGCTTCGAAGGGCGATCCCGACGTCTACGCCAAGGCCCGAGATCTCGGGCTCGAGGCCGGGCTCACCCCCGACACGGTGATCGGGCAGGAAGATGTCATCGGAGAGCGCAACCGCGATCGCGAACTCGATCGATGGGTCGAGAACGATGCACATCCGAAGATGACCCAATGGCTTCTATCGGACCAGGAAAACGCCAGGCTCGCGCACGACCAGGTGCAGCAGCTCGAGCAGCTCGAGGAGACGGCGAGCTTCTACGGCGAGACCGAGACGCCGCCGGATCCAACGGACCCGGAGCCTGGTGCGATCGAGAACTTCCTGCGTGCGATCCCCCGGCACTACGAGCAGGGTTCGATTCAACGCCAGGTGTCGCAGATCGACACGAATGAAGTACTCGCGAACCTCGGGTTCCAAGATTACCCCTCGTACGACGATCTCTCGAGACGGACGTCGCTGCTCGGCACGCTCAGCGAACTCGAGATGCTCAATCGACAGGCCGAGTTTGGTCGGGGCTCGAAGCTCGCGCTCGAGATCCCGAAGCAGATCCCCAACCTATTGGGCGGCACCGGCAAGCGGTTCGCTGCACAGTTCACGGTGCAGGGCGGGCTCGCGGTCACTGCGGCCGGGCTGCGCCGGATCCCGGTCGTGGGCGTGGCCGCCGGCGGCGTGAGCCTGGCGCAGAAGAGCGGCGTGATCTCTCGAGGTGTGGGCGTGCTGGCGACGGTGGTCGACACGGCGGAGCAAGAGATCGGCGGGATGTACCGAGAATCGATCGAGACGATTCCACCGACGCCCGACTTCCCGGCCGACGATCCGTTCCGCAACTACACCGTGTTGATCATGGGGACGCTCGCGGGGAGCGCTGAAGCGCTGGGGCAGTTCGGCGTTTCCCGCGGCTTCGCTAACACAGTCTCATTCAATAAGGCGGTGCGCGAACAGTTCCGCCGGCTGATGAGCGACGGCGTCAAGCACCCGGCGCTCAGGCAGTGGGCGAAGGGCACGCTCGGCGAGGGCGGCACCGAGATGATTCAGGAGACCTTCGCGGTCGTGGCCATCGAGTGGCAGAAGGCGCTCGCTGGATCCGCCACCGTCGACGAGGCCCTCGGCAAGTTCGCTTCCCTGGAGAACCTGGCCCGGATGTTTGGCGAGCACCAGGGGCGCGTCGGCGAGGCTGGACTCACGGGCCTGGTCGTGGGCGGAACCTTCACGGCCGCGAGCACCAGCTTCGGCGTGGCGGCCGAGAATTTCTCCGATCGCCGGAGGACGCAGCGGGCCACGCATGCAGCGTCATTCCTCACGGACATCGACCTGGCCGTCGACGAGCTGCAGAGTCTCAAGGAACGCAGCCCCGAGAAACTCCGCGAGGCGATCGAGGCCTCTGCCGCGGGTGGCGGCGTTGACACGGTGATGATCCCGGCCGACGAGTTGAATTTCATGGCACAGGATCAAGAGATAGATATCGACGATCTCTTTGATGGCATGCCGGAGACGGTGCGCGAGAGTTACGACCGAGGCCTCGAGAACGGGGGCGACGTCGCGATCCCTCTCGGCTTCTACGTGACCAACGTCATGAAGACCGAGGCGCACGAGAAGCTCACGCCGCACATCCGGATCAACGAAGACGACCACACGGCAACGGAAGCGCTCGCAGTCCAGGCCGAGGCCGACGTGCGGATCGAGGCGACGGCTGCTCGAGCAACGGCTGAGATCGAGCAGGGCGCCCAGCAAGATCGTCAGGTCGACTTCATCGCCGCGCAATTGGCGCGTGAGATCCTCGAGGCGTCGCCGACAGTCTTGAATGCAGAGGGTCAGACCGTGCCGCTCAGTCGACGAGAAGCGCAGGCCTCAGCGTTCATCAATGCGAAGATGATCGTCAACCTGGCCGACCGGTTCGGGATCCCGGTGCAGGAACTCGAGCAGCGCGTCGGGCGCCTGGTCGTGACCGGGTTCCGTGGCGAACCCAATGCGTCGAACGTCCTACTGCAACCCGAAGACGGTGATGTGATCGACCTTGCTGCTCGCAGGAAAGATGCGAGCGAGCAGAAGGAACGCATCCTTGATGAGATCCGCAAGCAGGTCAAAGAGGTGATAGAGGAGGCGCAGCAAGAGGCGACCGCAGAACAAGTGAGCCAGATGGACCCGGATTCGGTCCACTCGATCGGCGACCGCTTCCTGGGTGGCAAGCCAGCGGGAAACTCGAAGGGGCACCTCGAAGGGAACGTCCGGCTAGAGATCACTGGTTACGACCGAGTCGATGACAATGGGACCGTTCACTACACCGTCACGCAGCACTGGCCCGATGGGACAACCAGCGAAACTCGGTTGACCAATGAAAACTTTGAGTTCGCGACGAAGCTGGGCGGGCTTGAGGTGGTGCCAAGCGACCAACCCGCCACCGCACCAGTCACCGACAGCAACGAACTTTTTCAGCCAGTCGAAGACCCTGCGCTCGAGCAGCTACTCGCGGAGTACGAAGTCGTCGCACCGGAGAACCCGACACCCGAGCAAATTCAGGACACGAATGCAGCGGTCGAGGTGGCAGAGATTCTCTGGGAGGCCGGCGTCTTTCAAAATGATTATGCGATCGCACTGCGCAGTCGCGACGTCGGTTTGATCGAAGAGGCTCTCGAGAGTATTGGCGATCGCCGGACGTGGGCCGAGATTCTCGAAGAGCATGAAGGCGAGACGGAAGCCGACACGTTCTCGGTGGCAGACAGCGCCGACTTCTTCGACATCGCCATTCAGGACAAGGGTCTCACCGACGACATCAATGAGGCCGGCTACATCCTGCCAGATGGAGGCCTTCTCGACTTCAGCGGGAAGCGCAACGGTGGGCCGCCTGGCCAGCGGGCTGAGGATCATCGTCAGATCGTCTCGCCGGCGGGCGTCGAAGGCACTGACGCGATGATCGCGTTCCAGCGTCTCGGCGCGATCCGTATCGATGCAGCGTCGAACTTCATCGACATGGAAACTCGGCCGACGTCGACACAACTCCGCGTGCTCGAGCAGCTCTTCGATTCTGGCGAACCGGTGAACATCGACCTGGTCGACTTCGAAAGCCCGAAGACGAAAGAGACAGGCGAACGCAGCACCAGCTTCGTCGCGCACTCGCCTGAAGCACTGCGCCGGCGCGTGCTCGAGTTTTATCGTGGTGTCGACGTCGAGCGGAATGCGGAGTTCTTCCAGCCGGACGAAGAGGGTACGCCGGCGACGCCCCCGCCTCGAGGTTTCTTCGCTCCTACCGAAGGCGGCCAGGCGAACACGATCGGTCTCGGCGAGGGTGCGAACCTTTCGACGTTCCTCCACGAGGCCAGTGGCCACTATGTGATCAACGTACTCGGCGCACTCGCGCAGGATCCCAACGCGCCGCAGCAGATCGTCGACGACTACGCCGCGCTGCTGAAATTCGCCGGCGTCGAGCAGGGCCAGGCCATTGTCGACACGCGTGAGCTCGAGCCGGCGCTCCTCGCATTGAAGCTCGCTCGAGAGGCCAAAGATACGAAGGCGATCGCGGCCGCACGCAAGCGCGTCACGCATGCGAATCGTCACGCCGAGAAACTTGCTCGAGCAATGGAGCAGTACCTTCGCGAGGGCAAAGCGCCGACGTCGGAACTGAAGCGAGCGTTCCAGCAGTTCGCGGCCTGGCTCACCGATCTCTATCGCGACCTGGCTCGACTCACCGGCCGCGCACTTCCGGCCGACGTCGTCGAAGTCTTTGATCGCCTGGTCGCCACCGACGAAGAGATCCGCCAGGCGAAGGCCGAGCACAAACTCGGGCCGATGCTCACCGAGAAACCTGAATGGATGACGGCGAAGGAATGGGAGGTCTACTCCGCGGCGGCCGTGCAAGAGGAGCAGCTCGCGAATGAGCGACTGCTGCGGATCCAGGCTCGAGACAGAAAGCGCGCAAAGAAAGAGGCGGCCTTCTCGGGCGAGCGTGAGCTGATGACTTCGCTCGTCGAAGAGGAGCTGAGGCAGAGCCCGATTCATCAGGCCAGGCAGTGGCTGGCGGATGGGACGTGGATCGGGACCGGCGACGCGCCGACGGTTCAACCGGGGAAGCTCGACCAGGCCGAGATCCTGCAAGAGTTTGGCGATCGCGTTTTGCGCAGCCTACCCAAGCACCGCCAGGGAGTACTCGCCGGCAAGCGCACCGGGGGCGCCAACCATTGGGAAGTGGCTCGAGCATTCGGTCTCTCGACCCACGAGCTGATCAGCGGGCTGCAGGAGACGCCGGTCTTCTCTGAGGCCGTCGAGCAGCGCGTGAATGAAGATCTCGCGAGCATGGAGCCGACCGACGACACGACGCAGCAGCAGGCCGTCGACGCGCTCCACGGGGAGCCCGCGGCCAATGGCGTGGTCAGAGACATCGGGTGGCTGAAGAAGCAGACCGCGGCACGTCGGGCGGTGCGTGCCGCGGCCGAGCGCCAGGTCGCCGAGCAGGGTGCGCTCACAGCCGAGGAGAGGCTTTCGGAGGTCACGGCTGCGCAGGACGCACTCGACGCCGCCCAGAAGGCGGGCCTCGAAGCTCGTGAGAGCGGCTCTGCCGAAGAAATCGCCATAGCGGACCAGCAGGTCGCAGACGCGCAGATCGCATTCCAGGCCGCCAGCGAGCGCCGGGACGCGGCAAGAATCGCTCGCCGCGGGGAGAGGGCCTCGAGACGAGAGACCGCCGGCCTCAAAGTCGAGCAGCAGGCCACCCGGTTGCGCGCTCAGCTGGACGTCGCCCGCCTGCCCATCGGAGAGTTGAGGCCCAATCGCTACAGCGCAGCCGAGCGTAGAGCGGCCGAGCGATCGCGCCGGGCCGTCGCCTCGAGGGATTTCGAGGGCGCGCTGCAGTCGAAGCGGGACCAGCTCTACAACCATTTCGCCTATCGAGCAGCTCGCGAAGCGCAGAGCCAGGTCAAGACGATCCGCGCTCGAGCGAAGCGGATCATGAACCCGAAGCACCTGAACAAGGTCGAGGGCGGCGGCGGCATCGAGTTCCGCCGGCACATCGTCACGCTGGCCACGCAGAGCGGATTCGTTCGGCCGTCGAAGCGCCCGAAGGATCGGCCGAGTGGTGCGGAAGCGATCGCGGCCGCGGCGTTTGAGAATCAGAACATCGCAGAGCCGGCGGCCGCGGTACCCGTCGAGCCGACCGACAAGAGTCTCGCGGCATTCGTCGAGGACCTGATCAACGTCGACGGGCTTTCGATGTCCTTCGATCCCGACCTGGTCGCGCAGGCGATGGCCGTGGGCAGCTTCAATTTCATGTCGCTCGATGAGGTCGCCGAGATCGATCGAGCGATCGTGAACCTCGATCACATCGCCACCGAAGCGAACAAGATCAGGCTCGGCAACATCGTCGCGGACTTTCACGAGGTGAGGGATCTGATGGTCGGGCAGATCCGCCGGGTGCACGGGTTCCCGGACGTGCTCGAGCCCGGTGAGACGCGGCCGCACAAGCCTCGAGGCTTTACCGACAATTGGACGCGCGGCGTTGAATACGGCCATGCGTGGCTTGTGAAGATTGAGAGCTTCGCGGTGTATCTCGATGGCGGCGTGGAAGGCGGGCCGAACTGGCAGTTCTTCGGGAAGCTCTCGCGCGATGCGCAGTTCGAAGAGCACCAGCTGAAGCAGGACTGGGGCCAGGATGTGCAAGCGATCTTCAGCGTCTACAGCCGGGCCGAGAAGATGGCCATGGACTACGCCGGCTATGAGATTGCGGTCCCGGAGGTTGGGCGCTCGTTCACCAGGTCGCAGATGCTCGCGGTCGCCCTCAACATGGGCAACGCCTACAACCGCGACGCGCTCAAAGACGGCTACGGATGGAACGACGACCAGCTGCGCGCGATCGTCGGGCATCTCGAGGAACGAGATATCGCAGTGGTCGAAGGCGTTTGGTCGATGCTGCAGAAGCGCTGGCCGATGATCAAAGAGCACGAGGTTCGGATGAGCGGCGTCCAGCCGAGCCAGGTGGAGCCGGATCAATTCACGCTCGCGAATGGCCGCGTGCTCGCCGGCGGGTACTACCCGCTCAAGGCTGACACCGACGTGAATGAGCGCGCGTTTCAGCAAGACGAGAACACGAAGGTGAACGCGCTCTTCGGTGGGCAGTACGCCTCTGCGCAGACCCGGCACAGCCAAACGATGGAGCGGCGCGGCTGGGGAGACAAGGAAGTACTTCTCGACCTCACCGTCATGTATCAGCACATGAACGACGTCGCCCACGACGTGGCACAGCGGAAATTCGTAGTCGATGCGATCAAGCTGATTCAGGATCCCGAGTACTCGCAGGCGATCAAAGACGTCGCCGGCACCGAGATGCTGCGCACGATGAAGGAATGGGTCCACAACATCGCCGGCGACGCCTTCGATCCCATGAACCCGGTCTCGAGGCTGATGAAGAAGACTCGGATCGGTGCCAATGTCGCGATCATTGGCTTCTCGATGACCACGCTCGCACAGCAGCCCTTCGCCCTGATCAACGCCGGCGCGAAGGCAGGCTGGGCGAACACGGCTCGAGCGGTGGGCGCATTCATCAATCACCCGTTCAAGCAATACGAGTTCATTGTCGAGCGATCGCAGGAGATCCCGACGCGTGCGAAGACGCGCGATCGCGAAATCGCAGACCTCACCTCTCAGCTGAAGCCCGACGCGTTGCTGAGTTCCGCGCAGCAGTGGGGATATTTCGCGATCGCCTGGACCGACGTCGTCACCGCATCGGTGGCCTGGTCCGCGGCGTACTCGCAGGGCATGAACGATCTCTTCTCTGGTGATGAGCAGGCCGCGATCGACTACGCGGATCGAGTGGTCGTGTTGACGCAGGGCGCCGGCGCACCGAAGGACTTGCCGCGGATCCAGTTCGATACGAAGGGCGGCGAGCTGCTGAAGCAGGCCACGGTGTTTCACACGTTCTTCAATGCGCAATACAACTTCATCGCCGAGCAGCGAGCGCGCCGAGGCTTCGGGCAGATCTCGAGAACCGAGATGCTGAACGGATTCTTCTGGGCGCTCGTCATTGCTCCGATCCTGATAAACCTCATGCTAGGAAGGCATCCGGAGTTCAATGATCCGGAAGAAGAATGGCTGAGCTGGGGCGCCTGGTCGGTGGGTGGCAACCTGGTCGCGTCGGTTCCGATCGGCTCGCAGGTTGGGCGCCTGGCGCAGCACCCGGGACGCGGCTTCTCGCTGAGCCCGAGTGATGGCGTGATCGAGAACACAGTCAACGCAGTGCGGGCTCTGGGCGACGTTCGCGAAGAGGGCCTGGTCGAGTCGGGTGTGATCGGGCACTCGGTGGAAGCCCTGGCGATGTGGAAGGGGATCCCCGGCTACATTCAGGGAAAGCGATTGATCACGGCGCTGAGTGAATCTATTGGCGGCGAGGACGTGCCGATTCGTCGGCCACTCTTTGGGAGCAAAAAATGAGCGTTACAGACGACGACAGCGAAGAGATCTTCATCGGCGCAGCTTCAGACACTTACGCATACGGGAAGAACACCGACGCGGCCGCGAACGTCAAGGTCGCGCGGCTCGACGAGGATGGAGTTCCGACCGACCTGGTCCTTGGCACGAACTACGATCTCGCGAATGTGGGCGTCGTCGGTTCAGGGATCACCGTCACGTATCCCAACGCGACGAGCCCGGCGCCGCACAATCTCAATCTGACGTCGGCCGAGAAGCTCGTCGTTTGGATCGAGCCGCCATTCACGAATAGCTTCAATCCGAAGAACACCGCCTCGTACGATCCGGTCGCGCTCGGCAACCGCATGGACAAGTTGATTCGACTGACACAGAAGCTCAAGACAGACGTCGGTCGTTGCTATCACGTGGCACTCGGTGCGACTGGACCCGCGGCATCGCCCACCGGTCCCACCGTCGCCGGCGGCCGCGTGCTGCTCGACGAGCATATTGTCACCGCTGCGGCAAAGGCGACGGTCACGGCCGTGAACTGGCCCGCGACATACGACAGTGTCGAGATGGAGCTGATCGGAATGCTGGCAGGATCCGCCGGCGGGCAGCTCGAGATCGAGCCACTCGATGGCCTTGCCGCGATCGGTACGTCTCTCGTCTCGGCGGGATATGGGCTAAACGGTGCGACGATCTACGACGATCAAGACGTCACGAATTGGAAGACTCCCGTCACGACCACGATCGGGGTCGCCGCCGGCGACGAGCTGAACGGCTTGATCCGGTGGACCTATTTCAGCGAGGGGGATCTGGTCGGCCAGGGAAACGCTGCGTGGAAATCGGGCGGCACGTACCGGAACGCGACGCTGATCTTCCATCGTACAGGAGCGCCGGCGACGTCGTGGGATGGGTTTGATGTGAAGTGTGTCGTCACGACGACGGGCATTGTAAGACTGTGGGGCATCGTTCGATCATAGGAGAACTAAATGCGTTTCATCACTGTTCTACTCGTTCTATTCATGTGTCTCGGGACGTTCCCGGCGGCGGCAGATTGGGAAAGAGTCTTCGACGGGACCGATTCGACGGTTGCGAAGAAGACGATCGGGAGCAGCAACCAGGCTCTTTATCACCACTTCACCACCATCGACGACTCGACGGGTCTGTTCATTCAGGCCGGCTATGAGGTTGAGGTCTGTCTCAACGCGAACGATGGGTCGCCGACGAAGACCGGCAACCTCACGAAAGTGTGGCTGCTTCATGGGACGCACATCGGGGGCGTGGAGCCTGGTGCGAACCATTGGCTTCGGTTGTTCAATATCGAACTCGATGGCACGGGCTCGCCGAGTGGCGTGACGAATGATTGCCATTACACGGTCGACGGACCTCGCTGGATCATGGTCGACGTCACGGTCGCGCCAGACAATAACGGCGCGTATGTCTCGGTGATCGTGCGGCCGAAAAAGAGGTAGCCATGCGGGAATCAATTCGAGTTGCGATCGCGTTGCTGCTGGTCCTGTGCCTGGGGCCGACGGGGGCGCTCTCTGCTCCGGAGTCGAAGCCGAAGTCTGCCTGCTCCAATGGTTACGTTCAGTGGACGCAGAACAGCACCGAGAGCACCAGTGCCACCGGGACATGGGGGACGCTCGACGGCGCCCTCGGGGCTGATCATGATCAGGATTCCTCGAGTCAATCCTTCGCGGATTGCTTCGAAGTCTCGACTGTCATCGACCACATGTTTCAGTACGTCTGCGACATTCAAGAATACCGCATCACTGGACAGCAGACGTTTCAGGTTTCAGTGGGGGAGCGTGAGCCGAAGCTTGCAATTTGTAGCAGCAGCACCGAAGCGGTGTGCGGGATCTTCCAGCAATACACATCCTCGTTGCAGCGCGCGACGAGTACCGGCGCGAACCACTTCGTGCAGACCTTGATCGACTTCCGGGTCGTGTTGTCGAAGGACGTCTGGTATGGGTTGCAGATTCAAATCGGCGGGGGTGGAACTGCAACGATCACACAGACCCCCGGCGACCACCTTCGGGTCGAGGAGTCTAAATGCGAATTGATCGTCTGGTGATTCCATGCCTGCTCGTCGTGGCAACGCTCGCGTTTGCGGGGCCGGAGCCGAAGCCGAGGTCTGGGTGCATCGATAGGCTCATCCGATTCACGGGGAACACTGCGACGTTTACCACGGTCGGCGCGGCCGGCGTCGCATTCCATTTGGCGGGCCGGCTCGGCGCGGACCACGGCGACTCATACGTAACGCCTGGATTCCTCGCGTGCTTCGCGTACGACGAGAGCAATGGGCATCACTTTCAGTGGACCTGTAAGGACACCTTCGTCGAGATGAGCGCGATCATTTCGGGGCAAGTGAACGCGGCCGATAGAGATATCGCGATGGGCTTCGCGCATAAAGCGACGTCGGGGACGATGTCGGCCTCGGACTTCATCAGAAAAGTCGCTCGCACGCACAAGGCGACGGGCGACTACGTCCAGCATCGGCTTCGGCTTTGGAATTACGAGCTGCAGGAAAATGAGTGGTACGCAATCCTGATCGCTTCGGAAAACGGGGGGAGTCCTGGCTTCACAGCAATCCTCTCGCAGCACTGGGAAATTCAGGAGATGGGATGCAGACAATGAAAATTGCAATCGCTTTGATTCTGCTGGTGGTGTTCGCTTCGTCCGCAAACTCTGGGCCGCAGTCGTGGGCGAGCGGGTGCAGGGATCAGTCGGCGACGTTCGAAGCAAACGCGGGGATCTCTTCGGGCCTCGGTTCCGGTGGCTTCGAATATCAAAGTCTCGAGGGGACCTCTGGGGAGTGGCCGGCGACTTATGTCGGCGATGACATCGAAGCGTGTATCGAGTGGGTGTCGACGTGGGGGAACTTTCAATTCCGTTGGGTCTGTGAGAGTACGTGGTTCACGATCGAGGCGAACATCGACTTCACAATTCCATCAGGCTCAGCGAGTTCGCTTGTTCTCACGGCATCGTCACACAATGCCGACGTCGACATGCACATCGGCCACCTCTATCCAGGGACCGGAGCGGGCTGCGACCCGTGCCAGACTTGGGCGATCTTCTCGAGGCACCATCACCAGACGCACTTCAATGCCAGCGAGTCGATCAATCACGTCATTACTTACCCGCTCATAGAGGATCGATATTACGGATTCATGTGGTATTCAAATACTGGGGCAGACGTGACGATGACGATGCTCGAGGGTTCATTCATTCAATACACAACGAACACGTGCCAGAGAGGGACCTACCCATGAAGTCTTTGCTTGTAATGCTGCTAGTCCTGGTGCCGGCGATCGCGGCCGCGGGGCCAGAGAATCGTCCGGTTGCGCCTGGTGAAGTCTGCTTCGAGGCGACAGTGGTCTGGGGTCAAGGCCACGCTGAATCAACTCAAGTAACGACGCTCTCGGCTGACGATGTGCCCGTGCCGATCACCTTCGCCGATGCGTTCAAAGTGTACGGCCCGCTCACTGCAGACCCTGACCATGTGGACTTCACGGGCGAGCTGGTCGAGTCCGACGGTCTGCTCGGATTTCTCTGGTCGAAGGGAGGCGCTGGCGACACTCACCGGCTCAACGTTAGCTATCACATCACATTTCAATCTCCGCGATCGGACACCGGTGACTACCTGCATTTTCAGGTTGGCGTCGACAATCAGTGTCCGCTTGACAGTGGCACACCATCAAACAACTACGGCGGCACATTCGCAGGGGTTCACACGGGAGTTCGTAACGCCAATGGCGTTGGCATCTTCGACGTCGACAACGGGCAATGCTTCGGGCTGATGGTGGACCCGACCGACTTCACCGCCGGCGACGACGTCACGATGCGCGGCGTCACTATGAATATCCGACAGGTGAGCACGAAGGAGAGACCATGTCGGTAGAGGCCACAGCACCGACGTCGACGAACAACATCACTCGAGACCCTCGAGCCGCCGGCGGAACCATGGCGAGCACAATCATCCTGAACGGGGCGATCGACGCCTACGTGAAGCATGGAGATTTCCCGATCCCGCCCGAGTTCGTCGGCTACCTCTACACGCTGGGCAACCTCGCGAATCTGGCGATTGGCACTGCGATGCGCGATATCAAGTTCGTGCTCGACGCCAGCGAGCATCGGGATAAGGTTTGGATGCACGTGGTGATGGCCCCGATCAACTTCGTGGCCTCAATCTTTGGATAGGAGTCTGGCAATTGTCTCTCGAGGCGATCGTTCTCACCATTCTGGGGATCGCCATCCCAGCACTGATCGGGGTTGTATTCAAAATGTTTAGATCCTTGGCGGTAATCGCAACGCAGAACGAAGCGCTGCTCGCGAGGCAGGATGCGATCGCTAACGACGTGGAGACCACAAAAGAGAGCCAAGAGAAGGCGACGCGGGCCACGATCTATATGGCGCAGCTGACGCACTGGACGGCGAAGAAGAATGGCGACGAGCCGTTCCCGTTCCCCGCCGACCTTCTGGGATGACACTGCAAGCCTGATGATTGGCGCTGTGCTGGTCGGATGGATGCAGAAGAGGAGAGAGAGAATGAAGGTGGCAAAGAAGCTAGTCGCCGTCGCGGCGATCGCCGTGATGGCTGTGGCAACCGTGTCGTGTCAGTCCGCACCGAAGTTCGGGCCGGCGCAGTGCAGCGCCCTGGCCGGGCTTGCGATCGCGGTGGCGGTACAGATCACGAATGTCGTCGACGAAGAGAAAACGGCACTCGTCGCCGAGTACGGCAACATCGTCGGCAACCTGGCCGCGTTCGGTTGCTCGTTTGTTCCTGAGCCCGTCGAAGACCTGGTGTAACGATGGAACTCGATCCCAAGGTCATCGGCGGAATCATCGGGAGCGCGATCATCGGCCTGGCGGGCGGCGGCGGCCTTGGGTTCGGGTACAGCTCGGAGCAGCATACGCTCGACATCGAAGCTGAAAAGTCGAAGCGCGAGGACATTCAAAAGCTCTTCGATAGTCAGAACGCAGCGCACGAGCGGGCGATGAGGAGCGCGCAGGACGGGTACACCCGGAGCCTCGAGATCCTCGCCGGGACCTGCGGCTAGCGAACGACGGCGCGCACTACCTGCGGCACGCACGTGGCCACGCGGTTCTCTCGGCGATCGGGGGTCTGCTTCGCGTGCCACACCATCGTCCCCGCGGCCAGGTCAACGGCGACGCGGATCTCGAGAGCGGTCGACACAATGACGAACGACCGACGGCCGACCTGGGTCACGAAGACGTTACTGCGGCCGATGGGGAACTCGACGCCGTCAATCGTGATCGAGTTCTCGTCGGTCTCGAAGCGGACGCCGGCCTGTGAATTGCTGCAATCAAGAATTGCGACGGGCGGACCCGCCAGGCAGGGTATCGAAAAAGCCAGGCTCAAAATGACTGCCAGGGGTATTGAGAACGCGGTGGATCTCATCCATTTGCTCGGTCGTGAGTTGCTCATCGTCACCTCCGGCCTCAGACCATACCCCTTCAGGACCGGGGACGCGCCGGTATAGATCTCGCTCCTCGAGCGCGAGCGCCTGGTCGGCCTCTTCGTATCTCCGCACGATCCAGGCGTCGATCAGTGCGAAGAGCACGACCAGGGCGACGATGGCGATCGCGAGCTTGATCATTGGCTGGTCAACTTCGTTTCGTCGGTCATCCGCAAAATCGTGGCCCACTGCTCGGCCGCGCGGAACGCTTCCTGCTCGAGCCCGCACCCGGTGCTCGCGATGGGCGTCTTCGTCAAAGGATCGTACTCCCATCCGATCATCACCTCGTCGCTGATGAACTCTCGGAACTGGTCGACGAAAGCTCGAGCTTCCTGCAGAGAGGCGGCGTCGGCCCAGAGTGTGATCCCGCTCGGAATGTGGGAGACGTTCCATGGCCCGCCGAGGCTGGGATCTGTCAAATATTCGCGCGGGTTCTCGTGAGCGACGAGCACCCTCGAATCCGTCTCGTAGGCTTGAACTACGCTGGGCCTGGCCTTGCCCTCGAGTTCGTCCCACATGATGTAAAGCTCGATCGGAAACGTGACGTCGGAAAGATTCGCGTGTGGCTTGTCGCTCATTTGACCTGTTCCTGTGCGATTTGGATTGCGCTCGCGAGGTTAGCGAAGTCGGTCGCGTCGAGATTCGAATAGTTGGTCGTGGTGTTCACTCTCCACATGGCCAGGCGATCGAAGCCGACCAGGGCCTCGAGCGCGATCGCGAACGCTCGGCCCTGCTCGACAGACGTCGCGAAGCTCCAGAGCCGTACTCCGCACAGCATGTGCGAGCAGATCCACTCGCCGCCGAAGCTCTCTTCGTGGGGCGGGTGAATGCAGACCAGCCGGCACTCGGTGCGGAAGGCGCGCACGACGGGCGGCGTCTTGCCTTCGTCGATGAAGCGGTGCGAGGTAATCGGAAAGTCGAAGGTGTCTTCGCTCATTCGTCGTCACAGATGCAGACGCCGATCGCGCCAGGGTGACGAGGGCAGTGCTCGAGGTGGAGGTATGGATTGCTCTCCCGCCGCTCTTTCATCGGGACGTCTTCGCCGAAGGCCTGGTGCTCGAGTTCGCAGATCTCTTTCGCGTGTAGCTCGCAGCAGTGGAAGCCGAGCGGGTTGTGAATGTCGGTGTTCCCGCCGCTGTTGTCGTAGATCTCGCGAGCGATCCAGTGCTTCCCGGGTGCGAGCTGCGTCGAGCACGCCTTCTCAATGATGTACGTCCTACCGCCTGCCAGTGCGGCAAAACCGATCTTACCGATGGGGATCCACTCGAGTACTACGGGCATGACTCACCTCAATTGAAGAACGTTTTGAATTTTGAAGATCTGGCCGTTCGTACGGGCGCGCTTGCCGGCCTTGAACACTCGGCCCTCTTTGCGCAGCTCACGAACTCGAGCGACGACCTTGTCTCGATTCTCTCCCGTGAGGATTGACAGCTCGGTGCACGTGTAGCCAGCGTCCCGCTTGCTGATCAGTAGGCAGAGGCGATCGCGGAGATGGCGCGTCGCGATAAATCGGCGTCGAATCACTTCATTGTCTGACCCGAGATCGTTGCGTGCGCGGCCTTTCGCGAGGGTGGGGTCGGGGGATGTCCGGCCGCAGAATGTGCAGGCCTGGCCTGGTAAGACCCGGTTCTCGCAGCTCGCGCACGCAACTTCTCTGGTCATTTCTCGCCTACTTCCACCGCGCCATCGACGCCGCGATCGTGTCATACGCGACCGTAGCGACCGGGAGCTTCAGCTTCTTCGCTCGAGCTTTGAGCACCGCGAGTTCGTCGTCGGTGAACATGAGAGCGATCCGATTCTTCCGGGAGTCGGGGGATGGCCCACTGCCAGATCCCTCCGGTCGGCCGGCGCCGGCGCGTCTGCCGCCCCAGCCCACCTTCTTCTTTGCTGCCTTCTTCTTCGCTCGCTTGCGTGCTGCCATGGTGAGTCTCCTAATGGTCTTGCGTTGAATTTCCCTATGGGTGTTCGACGTAGTTCGCGCGATGCCTTCGCTCTCGCAAAATCGTCAGGGAAACGGGTGCACCGTACGCGAGACATCCTACCTCGAATGTTCGCACGGCATAGTCGAACCGATCGCTCGAGCTGATCCCCACCTTCGCGCAGGCGGCCTGGAAGTCGGTCTCGATCTGAGCCCGCATCTTCCGCTCGACCTGCTGCTGAGTGTGGCCCAGCTCTTCTCTCACGAGATTGTTGTACGCCCCCCAGTACTGACGGAGCAACGGCGGGAGCAGCCGCGCGCATCGCGCTCGCTCTTCGGCTTCGCTCACGTCTTCTTCCGTCGGCCGATGATCTTCTGCTCGGACGTCACGCGCACGCCTGGGTATTCGACTTTCCCGTCGTTGTTCTGGATGTGCTTGTCGAGCTTACCCTGGTCGATGACGATGCAATTGAACGGAATGTCGCCATCGATGCAGGCCTGGACCACCGTGCGAAAATCTTCGACCTCACCCGTGAAGACCGTCCGTGTCGAGATGCCCTTCGCCTTCGGTGCTGACGGCCTGGCCTGCGCCGGCGGGAGCGGTGGTGGTGCGATCACGGGAACGACAGGCGCATCCATCACGCGACTCGCGCCGGCGTCGTCGCCGCGGTTCTCGAGGATTGTGGCGTGCTTTACGACGCGATCCTCTTCGGCTTTCGTTGCAGCCACCTGGAGCAGTCGCTGCTCCTCGATTCGCTTGTCTTCGATGAGCTTCTCGTCGAGCCTGCGGATCCGCTCGGCCTCAGCGATGTACGCGGCCAGCTTCCCCTTCACCACGACCTCGGCCGTATCCCACGGCGCGATCAGCGTGGCGCGGCCACCCGTTGCGGCCTTGTGCGCCGCGTCCGTCGTCTGACAGATCGGGGTGCAGTGATCGAGAACCTTCTTCTGCCCGACCTTGATCACGTCGGTGAGAAAGATCCCGGCCGCCACGAAGCCATCGTTATCCGTGATCTCGATCGAGTTCGCCTCTGCGACCACGGGCTCGAGTTCCGTGCCCATCTCTTGAATGAATGTATCCGTGATCAGAACCGCTTCAGACATGCCTTCAATCCTCCAGTACCACCATTCCGGCGGCGATTTTCCAATGCGTCACGCGCACAACTGCAAGCCAGTCGTGTACGTCCGCAATGGCCCCATACTCTTTATAACGGAAAGTGCCATCGTTTTTCAACTGCAGTGAGCCTGCCAGTAGCGGGCGGCCGCCGCAAAGTGAGTACCCGGTGGTCTGCAAGCGGGTAGCCTCGGAGACAATCGCAACATTTTTTAGATCAATTGAACGCTCCTGCATCGGGTTCTCATACCGTCGAAGGAACCCGCGGCGATCCTCGGTCCCGGCATAGCGATAATCGTGGTTCATTAGTGGGGTCTCGACCCCTGTGATCTCGAAGCCGTTCTCTTCTTTGAATCGGATGTAAGCCGCGACGTAACCCTCGATCGACGTGTCGGGCTCATCGTTGGGCGAGAGGTGCCCCTGGTCGAGCAGCGCGGTCCACTCGTGAATCTCTTCACCTCGGAGCCTGGCGTGCTCGAGCGCATCCTTCGGGATCCCGCTCATGTCGGTGAGCCCGCACGCGCCGAGGCACTCGCTCACCGACGGGAGCCGGATCCCTTCGAGGTAGTACAGGGACGTGTCTCTCACCGCTTGTTCCATCCAATGAGCTTCGAGATCCGCGTATGCTCCGCCGCCCCGACCTCTATGAATCGTTCCGCCCTGATCTTCGCGTAGTACTCGCCGACTTCGCCCACGAAGAACGGATCACCACTCGCCGCGAATCGCCATCGGGTAAGTAGATCTTCGTAGCTCGCCTCGTCGATCCACTCAATTTGTGCAGCTCGAGATTCTGGTGTGAGGTCGCTCATGCCTGGCCCGTGTCCGTGGTGTCGGCCTTGACCCACCGCTCGATGATCTTCACGACGACGTTCACCTTGTCGGCCGGGCACTCTTCGAACTGGGCGATCCCGAGGCTGGCCAGCTCGAGCACCTCGAGCATGCCGACCTTTTTCGTGTCGCCGTTCCAGTCGTAATTCAGATCCTTGAATCGGCCTCGCAGCTTCCCATAGAGCAGATTGACGCGACCCGTTGACGCGAGCGACCCGTTCGAGTCCGACGAGCTGCTCGAGGTCTCGGTGCGACTGCCTGCCTCTGCGGCCACATGAAAGGAACTCTGCGCATCTTCGTCGCTGGGCTCTCCAAGCTCGACCGGCGTGTCCTGCGAGAACTGGCCAGAGCACGCGTGTGCGACCACCGTGGAGCCCACATAGGCCCGCTTGCAGGCCATCTTCAGCAGCGTGTTGTCGAGATCGTGGGGGTCCGGATTCTCGATCATGAGCGGCTGAATCTCAATCTCTTTCGACGCTGCGCCTGGCGCGTACTCGTTCCCGCACCCGCCGATCCGACGCCAGCAATAGAATGCCGAGTCGTCGGTCTTCTTCGACGTGCGAATCGTGGGCTCACCGCACTCGGGACACTTGCGATCGTTGTAGCGGTAGCGGTGTTTCTTTTCCCACGAGTTGCCGGAGCCGTAGCCCTCGCCGACGACCGTGCCATCCTCCATCACCAGGCGGCAACGCACGCTGTACCCGATTGGCGGCGTGCGGACGCCATCGCCCTCGAGACGTTCGATCTCGTAGAGCGGCGTGTACCCGAAGAACTTGTTCAGCTTCTGAGCACCAGGCTGAAAGAGCGTTTTCTTGTCGGTCTTCGGGATGAGTCCATAGTCCACGCCTTCCGTCATGATCGCGAGCTGCAGTGCTAGCAGTCGATCGATCTCGGTGGTCGCATGCTCGAGGCGCTTGTCGAACTGTTCGTCGGTGAGCAGTGCCAGCGGGCTGGGCTGGTAGCTGCGCTCGACGATCGTGACCTCGCCCATCAATCTGTCAGCCGAGTCGTGCTTGATAACGTCAGTGCCTTCGTTCTTCGTCATGGTGTCCCCTAAAAAACCAGCACCGTCAGAGAGTTCGCCACATCAGCGAAGACGGTGCTGGTCCGGCCCGCCTTGGGCCTAACCTACGGTTGAATTAAAGACCCCCCTGTTAAAGGTCCCGTGATCAGCCGTCGGATTCGGTTCGGTGAAATTCTTGCTTAGCGCCGAAGCGCGCGACCGTCTGCATGGCGCACAGCTGCGGTTCTGGATAGTCGCCGACCTCGCCCATGTACGGCACGGCGTGACCGATGAGCAGGAAACCCTCGTCCTTCATGGTCATGACTTTCTGCCTGACAAACTCCGGATCTCCGTAGACGATCTCGTACTCCAACAGTGCCATTTTCTCTCCTCGAATGGTGTGAAGGAATATCTTTACGCACGATGGGGGTTGACGGCAAGGGTAAAGCGAAAGATATTCCTTCCATGGCAAAACTACATCCCATCAAACGCTACTGCGACAAGCACAAAAAGAGCCTCACCTGGTTCGCCGGAGAAGTGACCTACACCCCGCAATTTATCTCGCAGCTCACTCTCGGATCGCAACGGTGCGGAGCCCCGGCAGCTCGCACCATTCATTCAAAATTCAAGGAGATCACGATCGACGAGCTGATCAGCTGGGAACCGCGACAGGCCGCATAGAGCACCGAAACGCAATGGGGGGCGTTCGATGAGAAAGAAGGGTGCGACGTACCCGAGCGATGGGCGTCGTTACGTGCGAGTGATCTCGATGGGCTTCGCGGATAACACCGCGGAACTCACCGACGCCGAGTTCAGGGCGATGGTCTTGTGCCTGGTGCACGCGAACGAGAATCAAGCGCAGCGGGATGCCGATTGGATCTTCATCGCCAGGTCCAGGCTCACGCTGCTGGCTCCAAATAAGCGCGGGAGTCTCGCGACGAGTGCTCGAGTGTTACGCGAGATGTGCAGGAAGATGCACTGGGAAGTCACCGAGGAGAGCGCGAAGTGGTCGATTCGAATCGAAAATTACACGCAAGATCAAGGCCTCGCCCCATCCGAGCCCCAGCCTCGCCCCGACGAAACCCCGCCCCCTACCCCTACCCCTATTTCTACCCCTCCCCACAAAAGCGCTTTGAGTGTGGCCGAACTACTTCAGATCAATTTGCCGAAGCTCGGCATCGATCCGCCCGAGGATCTCGAGGCCTGGACTCAGCGCTACAGCGAGGGGATTCTGCTCGAGGGACGCGACCCGGCCGAGTTGCTCGAGCAGCTCTACTGGCTCGCCGGTCCCAATGCTCGAGAGCAGGCGTCGTTCACCGTGCTCGAGCCCGACGAGCACCTCGAGAAATTCGATCGCATCAAGGCGAAGATGTGGAAAGACGGGGGCCCGTCACGCAAGCGCGAGGCTCAGACGAAGCTCGAAGACCGTGACCGCATTTCAAGAGAGCGAGACAGGGCGAATGCAATGCCGCCACAGCAGGCGGCGAAGCTCATGCGGGAGCTTTCCGAACAACTGACATCACCAGCACAGAGAGGAGCGCGACGAGATGAAAGCCACAAAGAAAAAGCAACGAGGCCCGGATCCAACCGAACCCGTCCTACCCAAGGCTCTGACGGCTGAAGAAGCCATGACCGCCGCGAATGCGATCGCCCAAGATCTCGGGATGGATGTCATGAACCAGTGCATGAATATGGGTATCGGAGTGCTGCAAGCGATGTCTACGCACGACATTCCGAAGATCACCGCCCGACTGATCGACAGCTGCTTCAAAGGCGACGGCAGCAAGGATGATAAGTACGACCCGGGCATGCGCGCGAAGTTTGTGCTGATCGGGTACGTGCTGCGGAACCTCGCGATGGACGGCTACGATCTCGAGCGGGGCTTCATGAATCCGCCGGCGTTGCGGAGCACGATCATCTTGCCGGACTCGATCAAGAGTCGGTTGAACTGATGGACACCGAAAAAGGGAAATGGATCTTCACGCGAATCGCCGGAGTGCTCTCGGCTCTCTGGATTGCCTTCTTTCTCGGGAGGGCGTTCTCGCCGGATCCCCCGCCGATCCCGCCGACGATTCAAGTGAAGCAGCTCTCGACGGTATATCGGCCAGCGCACGATCCACACAAGTGCGAGCCGCCGCTGATGAGTCACCTCGAGCAGTTTCATCCCCAGGTGTGCCTGGCTCTCGATGGGATCACACAGCGCGAGGGGGACTTCACCGTCGAGATGCTCCACGAAGGCCGGACGATGAGGTTCACCGATGAGCAGGCGATCTTTCTGCTGGACTGCTGCGAGCAGAATGACTTCGTGCCGTTTGATCCGAGCAAGCCCTGGGAATTCATGGACATGGAAGAAAGGCGGGCCCAATGACCGACACAGCGAAACGTGAAGCGAGCGTCACCTACAAGAATGAACCCTTCGTCACGGTCAAAGGCTGGTACTACGAAGACCTGCAGTATGTCGACGTGCGATTTATCGGGCCATTCGAGAGCAAGGTCGCGGCCGAGGGCGCCGCGGTGGTGGACGGCTACCAGGTGACGGAATGAATCACAGGCCGTTTGATCTGGCCGAGGGTGTCGACGACTACACCGCTCGGTGCACGCGGATCCTCGGGCATCGGCTCGAGATCCAGGCACGGACGCTCATGGATGAGTTACGCCACAGCCTGCACTACGACGAAGAGCACGACTACGTCAAGCGGAAGTCGATCATCTCGATACAGCTCATGCTGGTCGGTTTTCGAAACGAACGGCCGAGCCATGTCTTCAGGTCGCCGAGGACGTGGGTCGACCATCTCAAGGTTGCGATGCGAACACGATGGCGCCGCCTCGAGAAGGTTCGATTCTTCGCCCCGAACTACGACTATGAAAAATTCGAGTACGACATGTATCAAAAGGTTTGCCCACACCTTGGCATGAACCCGAACCCGTCTCGGTGCCTCGAGTGGGCGTCGGTGGGCGACGCAGACGACGATTATGAACTGAGATACACCTACGAAGAGTGGCTCGAGATCCACCACTCGCAAGAATGTCACCGTGCGGAAGTGGAAGAACGGCTGAGGCTGCGGCGCCAGGTGCTCGAGGGCGAGGCGGCACTCCACAAATTGAAAGCAACTGGCCCGGTAACGGCCGAGGAGAATGAAGATGGCGGCGTGCTACGTAGCGATTGACTTTGACGGAACGATTGTAAAACACGAGTACCCGAAGATCGGGGCGGACATCGACGCGGTCTTCTGGCTGAAGCAGGCGGTGGATCTGGGCGCCAAGCTCATCCTGCACACGATGCGGAGCGGCGAAGAACTCGAGGACGCACAGGCCTGGCTCGAGGAAAAGGGCGTCGAGCTGTACGCCCTGAATTCAAACCCGACGCAGAAGCATTGGACGCAGAGCCCGAAGATCTACGCGCACATCTACGTCGACGACGCCGCGATCGGAATACCGCTGGCGGCTCCCGCCTTTGACGGCGAGCGTCCGTTCGTGAATTGGATCCTCGCCGGCCCGATGCTGATCGAACGCATCACGGCCGTGAAGGCGGGCGCGAAATAGATGGCGACCTACAGCACGGACGGGAACTACATCAGACTCGAAGTCGGCCAACTCCGCGAGCAGCTGAATTTGCGGGAGGCAGTCAACTTGCTGAACGTGCAAGATTCAAAGCTCCGCGATTTCGAGAGGGCGCGCAAAGAGAAAACCAGGATCGACGAGAACGACGCGCGGATCATGCGCGAGGGCAAGGTCACGGATGAAGCTCGGGAGTACATGCTCGAGGTGGTGTCGTGCGGCGAGCACCTGGGCGAGGACGGGATGTGTGACTGCGCTCGAACGCACCTCGGCCAGCTCGCGGCGATCGCGAAGGCCTTCGAGCCCGTGGCCTACTGGTATCAAGAGGAAGGGGAGCCCCCGAATCTTCCCGCGGCGATCGCGGCCGCCACGTACGATCTCGAGGGCGATCGCGCCGAGACGCTGATGATACGGGGGAAGCTCTGTAACGCGGGTTTCTGGGCGCAGCATCCAAACTGGGGCCCGGAAGACGTCGTCTCTCACCTGCTCGCAGAGCTGGCGGTGATGGACATGAAGCGCGTGGCGAAGGGGAATTGATGCCACCGAATAAGATTCACCGAGAAGCGAAGGGCGGACCAGGCCAGTCGGACAAGATCAAGGCGCACCTGGCGCAGTCGACGACGGCCGAATATCGGTTCGTTGTCACGACCGACGAGAACGGAATGCTCGTGGTCGTGCACCTGCCTGGCGGCTTCGAACCGATGGAGATGACACCGGACGGCGCGCGGACGCTGGCGCACGCCCTGCTCGAGGGCGCCGGGATGGTCGACGGGATCCTGCACGCGATCGTGATGGTCGCGCCACCGAAGAAGGGGAAACATTGAAACACGAAGAGCGGGTGAGAGGGATTCAAGCGGAGATTAACGACGCTACTCGAGCCATCGAAGATCTCGAGGCAGCGGATCGCAAGCTGCTCGTCGCGAGCCATAACCTGATCTCGGATCTCGACGCCGAAGTGAGGGGCCTCGAGAAGCACGCTCGCTACGACGTCGGGCTCGGCAAGCCGATAGATCGCCCAGAATCGTGCTGGACCTGCGTCTTCGGTGAGCAGCCGGGCCCGGACGGGATGTCACTCTGCCACAAAGGCGCACCAGGTCCCGACGGCTGGCGCGATACGAAAACGTGGGGCTGGTGCGGCGACTACAAATTCGATGCCTGTCCGGCGACGAACGGCGCGCGTCAATGCAAGTGCGTCGGGAAGCGAGGCCACACTCTCAATCACCTCGGAATCGTCCACGCCGGCACGATCATTGTGGTGGAGTGGTCGACGTGAAGCTCAACCGCCGGCGCTTCGTCCAGGCGCTCGCCGCCACGATCGCCGTGCCTGGCATGGCGTGGACTCGAGCGAAGCCCTTCGACCTGGTCGAACTCGCACCGCGGGCTCGATGGGTCGTGTCGTCGCGGTACCAGTGGAATCTCGGGCTCGTGGCTCCCGATATGGCCGGCTACCTCGAAAGCTACAGCGAGATCATGTCGAAGCGCCTGCAGCTCGCGCTCGTGACGCCGAGTGTGAAGTGGTTCGATCTACAACCGGAGGACGATGAAGATGTTAGGTGTGAAGATGTTGATAGTGCACCACTCAGCGGGAATCAGGAGCGCGACGATGGAGGACATCCGAGCGGATCACATGAAGCCGAAGAGCGAGGGCGGGAAGGGATGGTCGGACATCGCCTATCACTTCGTGCTGCAAGAGAACAGGCTGCGGCGCGTTGGGCGTCGAGTGCCCCAGACCGGAACACACTGCAGGCCAAACGACGGAAAGCTTGGAGTCTGCGTTCCTGGCGACAATACTTCGGAATTCGGTGAGCCCTGGACGGTGGGGCAGCAAATGGATCTCGTCTCGCTGGTGCACGACTTGCGATCGATCTTTCCCTGGCTCGAGGTCTATCCGCATTGGAAGTTCAAAAACACGCTATGCCCGGGGCTCGATGAAATCGAGTGGCACTACCTAGAAGAGAATTGGGGGGGAGTATAAATGGAGTGGGAAGACAAGTACAACGTGGCGCTAGACGACTTTCGAATCGCAAAAGGCAAGATCAGGTCATTGACGACAGAGAAGAATCTCGCCTATGGCGAGCGCAATCAACTGGTGTGCGCCCTCTCGGTGCTGCTCCCGGCCTGGCTCGAGCGACACTCCGAAGCCGATAAGGATTGGGAAGATGATTGGCGGTGGATCGTGTTCATCGATTGCCCGTCGACGGGGCAGATGTCCTGGCACATCCACGATTCAGAGCTTGAGACGTTCGATCACCTCGAGCGAAGGGTCGACGGCCGCGATAGCTGGGACGGGCACACCACGGATGAGAAGTACGTGAGGCTTGCGAAGCTCTGCATCGAGATCCCCGAGCAGGTGAGCGACGACCATATCGTCGACTCGATGGTTCCCTTCATGGATCTCGGTTGGTGGCTGAAGCGGGCTCGCTTCCGAATTGGCGAAGAGGATGGATGGACGAAAATCGTCTATGTGACCAACGCCGAGGGCGAGATGATCGGGAATGTCGAGGATGCTCGTGTAATCGCTGCGTACGGAATCGACGAGCCCGAGCTGGCGCAGCCGGACCACAGCACGTGCTCGATCGGTTACAGCCGAATCAATAAAGCCTGGTACGGCTGGAGTCATCGAGCGGTGTCGAGCTTCAAAATCGGACACGTCGCTCGAGACGGATTCGGCGAATGTGAAAGCGGATGGGTCGACGGGGTTGATCCGAGGACGGGCGAACCGGATAGAATCCCGGTAGCCGTCGGATTCAAGGCCGAGACAGATGCGGACTGCAAGAGGATGGCGATGGCGTTCGCCGCGTCGGTCTCGTAATGCCACTACTAGGATTCAAGAAAGAGTTTGCCGGGCCAGTGGAGCGCGGCGAGAAGCGTCAGACGATCCGGGCGATTCGCAAGGATGGCCGTGCCCCGCGACCAGGCCAGAGGCTCTACCTCTACACCGGGCTACGGCATGCGAGTGCTCGTAAGTTGGGGGAAGCCACGTGCAAGAGCGCCGAGAAGATCCGGCTACTGGGGCCACGCGGCGGAGTTCACGCCAGCCTGCGGATCCAGGTGCTCGGCCCGCGTGGCGGTTGGAATCAGCTCACCTTCGAGGCGGCGAAGAGGGTGGCCATAGCTGACGGTTTCTCTGGGCTCTGGCAGATGGCGGAATTCTTCAAGAAAGAACACGGCCTGCCATTCAAGGGAATACTTATCAAGTGGGGAGATCTGGAGCGATGAAGGTCACAACGATCGAGGAGAAAGAGGCGCTCGAGGAGATGACCGCAGGGATGGCCGGGATCCTCGGCCCGACCTATGAAGCGTTCGGCGCCGGCTTCATGCTCGCCGGCTTCGAGTTTGGTGAAGGCGGGTGGTCGACCTACTGTTCGAACGCACAGCGCCCCGACATGATCAGATTTCTACGCAAGATGGCCGACACACTCGAGATGGAGCTGGACGTTCCAGCGATCGCGGGGGATAGGCCGACAGCGCAGAAGACCGGAGGTTCCGCATAGTGGCCAGACAACGCAAGAACAAAGGCCGAAGGATTCTATTCACGGGTAGCGAGCACTGCTCGGATCCACTCGACCAGGAAGAAATCCGAGAGTCAGGCGTATCGCTGGCTCGCATCCTCACCTCGCTCGAGGAACTCGACGTCGAGAAGAAAGCTGCCTTAGCTGAATTCAAGCAGAAGAAGCTCGAGCTTGATCTCGAAGTGGTGGTGAAGCGAAACGAAGTCAACACCGGCAAGCGGATCGTACTCGTCGAAACCGAAGAGGTGCTCGATCTCAAGAGAGTCGAGACCGTACGCACCGACACCGGCGAGGTCATCCGATCACGAAGGGCCACGAGCAACGAACTGCAGGGCACGCTCTACGGCATCGACGACGAACGCGAAGACATCAAATGAGCGACGAGCAGCTTGCGTTCATGATCGGGCCCACGTTTCGAGGGCTGTGGGTGAGCGACGTCTACGGAGTCGGCCGGCAATGGACGGTCACGTGGGTCCTGCGGCTCAAGATGATGGAGACGCCCTATCAGAATTCACCCGCCGAGGCCCTGCAAGCTGCAATGAACATTGAAATCGGATGGGGACAAGCCCCGCCCGCGTAACGAACGACAGAGGAGCAACACCATGGAGACGCAACACGAAGCACCAGGCGCGAAGGTCGAGCCCGAGCAAGTCCCGGTCGACTGGGAGCAGGTCCGCAAGCTCGCGAACGTCGAAGAGTTTGAAGCCGCGTACCCGCATCTCACCGTTAACGAAAAGATGCTGCTCGCCTCGGTGATGATCAGGAAGCTCACGGCGCTGAGCCAGAAGAAAGACAAGCTGCTCAATACGGCCGACGAGGTCATGCACGACCAGGCCGAGCAGCTCGAGAGCGAGACACAGCACGGCCGATTTCTGAACACGATGGTGAAGGCGTTGATCGATCACCCGACGCTCGAGCCGAAGGTCGAACTTGCGCTCGAGCGGCTTGGACACTTGAACGTGAAGCAGCAGGCCGAACTCAGGAAAGTAAATCTTGCGATCACGCGACGCAACGCCAAGATCAAACGACTCGAAAGCTCGAACCGCGAGTTCCGCGCCAACGTGTCGCACCTGATGGGCCAGGCCGATCGCGATGACACGATCATGGAAGCGATGCGACTGTCGTACCGACGAGCGCAAATCGCGCGCGAATACCTGGCTCAGCACGCGGGGGTCGATGTCCTGCACGCTGCCAACGCAGCGGCCGCCGCCGTGGTGCCTGACAATCTGCCGCCGGTTGATCAGCCGCTATCGGGGCAGTTCCTTCGCGAGAATCTCGAGGCCACGATCAGGACGCTCGTCAGTGAACTCAACGCGATTCAACAGGCTGCGAAGGAAGAGTTTGCGGGGGCAAGAGCATGAGCACGGACCCAACGGGAACGCAGGTCAGAGATCTCGAGAAGACTGTCGAGCGCGGTCTTCGCGAGCGTCCAGCCAATCCGAACAGCGCCGCCGATATGCTCAGGGTTCACGAGCGCATGGTGCTGTACGGGTTCACGAAATTGCACGACACGATCGGCCTGGCCATCAAAGAGCGCGACGAGCAAGAGCGTCGGATAGGTGAGCTTGAACACGAGATCGAGGGGAAGCGCGGCGATCGCATCCTGCTCGAGAAGCTGCTCCACGCGCACAGGTCGGGACAGAACGAAGAAGTCGACGATCTGATCGGAGAGGTCGCGGCGTTGATCGTCGAAGCAGCAGAGCCCAAGACGACAGCCTGAGCGCAATGTTCCACGGGGAACAATTTGTGAGCTAAATTGTCGCCGAATGGACAAAAGGCCAACTGCCTTCCACAGTTAGAGGAGTCGAACAAAATGCTCTAGTCTTTGTCGCGGTCCATCTCTCACCCCATTGAGCGGGACCATCGAGAGCAACGAGAAGCCTTCGGGAGTGTGTGCCCGGGGGCTTTTCTGCGTCTGCCGTTTGCGCGATCGCGTCGCAAGGTGCACATTCGCGCCCAATCATGTAGCGATCGGACAGCGGCGCAATGGGGGGCGCGACAGTGGCAGGCAAGAAAGCTGCGAAGAAAAAGGCTGCAGCGAAGCAGTCGAAAAAGAAGGCCGGGTCACGCCGAGCATCGAAGCCGAAGCGCTCCATTCGTGAGCAGCGATTCATCGACAACATGATTGTGTGGGGCAACGGCGCAAAGGCAGCACGGCTGGCAGGTTACGCCGGAACTTCATGTCGAAGCCAGGCCGCACGCCTGATGGCAAAAGCTGACATTCGCAACGCGGTCGAGAAGGGTGAGGAGCTGATGCAAGCCCTCACCAGATTCGACGCTGCGACCGTGCTTCGGGAACTCGCCGTGCTGTCTACGACGACGCTCGCGGACTTCATCGACGACCAGGGCAAACTCAAGACCGATCTTTCCGACGTGCCGCCCGAGCTGATCGCCTGCATCCACTCAATCAAAGAGACGACCTGGTACGAGAACAAGGGCACCGGCGAAGACGCCGAGCAGATCAAGCACACGACCTGCGAGATCAAGATTCACGATCGGATCCGAGCGCTCACGCAGGCAGGTCGACACAAGTTGGTGAAGGCTTTCGGAGACGAGTCGGATGGGGACGATTCACTGGCCGAGCGACTGGACGAAATTCTTCGTGCCAGGAAGGCGGCCTCGAGAAAGGGGAACTGAGATGGCAGTGCACACGCACCCGACACCGAAGAAGAAAAGGGCCGCGAAGAAGACCGGCACGAAGACCGTGACCGTGAAGACCACGCGCACCACGAAAACCGGGAAGGCGAAGGGACGACGGCGATGAGCGACAGCGTCCAGGCATTGACCGATCCGGTCGAACAATCGTGTCACCACCTCGGGATCGAAGGCGAGTCGCACGACGACTACCTCGATCGAGTGAAGGCGTGCGACCGATGCAACGGTGGAGATCCGGGCTACGGCGCTCGAGTGATCCAGTGCGGCCGCGCCGAAGGTCCGCACATTCAGCAGCCAGGCGAGACGCTCGAGAGCTTCATTCAGCGCGCGAATCATTGTAAGGTCCACGGCCGCGAGTCGGTGATCCTGGTCCCGGCCAACGAATCAGCGGAAGCGGTTACCGAGATCCAGATGAAGGCCTGGCGCGACGGCTTCCCGCCGATGAGCGAAGGGATCCCGGAAGTGCGACCGACAGACGTCTTCCCGAAGCCTGGCAACGAAGCCGACGGCTCGACGGTCACGGTGCGCGAAGAGCCCGAACCGACGAAGCTCGAGGGCGAAGTGATCGCGACTATCCCGCTGGATCCGAGTGAGCCGATCGAACTCGTCGAAGCTGAGCGGCCCGAAGACGAATCGGTCGACTGGCGCAGCTTGCTCGAGCTGACGTGTCGGCCGTGCGTCGCCGGCGAGCCTGAAATGAAGTGTAAAGCGATCTGGCACTATGACGCGACCCACGGAGGGCCGATCAAAACGCAGCTCGTGATCTGCCCCGTTGAATACAAGAGGCGCGACGCGATGGAGGACAGACCCGCGCCAGCGTTCCCGTCGACTGTCTTCACTGAGGTCGAGATGCTCTCGCACGATGGCAGCGACCCACATCACCACTGGACCAGCTATTGCACGGACACGATGCTGCAACACACGCAGGGGCGCGACACAGTCGAGGAGTTCATCGAGCGCGTGAACGATTGCGAGCACTGCGAAGGCACGCTCATGAAGAACGGCGACGATGTCCTTCGCAGGTTCGAGACTGAGCTGGTCTGGATCTCTTGCTTCGGCGGCCGTGGCGTGCTCCACGTGGCCACCGCCGGAGCTGTGATGCCGTGCTGGCACTGCAATCCGAGCGGGCTCGAGAACAAGGACTTCGAGGGCGTCGTTCGAAACCTTCTCCAGGGGCAGCGCGATCTACGCGCACAGCATCCGGAGCGCAAGCTAGGGACGCAAGAGGAGATCACGGCGTTTCGAGACAACAGGCACGGCGGCCCGGCGATGACCATGAACGAATGCGCGGCGGCCGAAGAGACGGAGCCAACTCATGGCCCACAAGGTACGCAAGGCTGGCAGTGTCCGAAGTGCGAGGTCGTTTTCGCACCTTGGATTGCGCAGTGCCACTGCCAGAACACACCTACGGCAAGGGGAGTTTGACGAATGGTCGGCAACGACAACGACGAAACAACGCAGAGCGGCGAGACTGAACAGAGCCACGAAGGCGGAACGGAAGGAAACACGGAAGCTCCAGCAGCTGCGGAAACAAGCGAAGATGAATCGACGGAGACAGAGCGCGATCAAAGCGAAGATTCGCAGGGAGAGGTTGCAGCGCCGGCGAGCGAGCCAGTCGCTGATCGGCGGCATCAGCCCAACCTACGACACGAGCGATCCGGGCAGGCCTCAGATGCAGACGCCGATCGTGTGAAGGCGAGAGGCGAAGAGGTTGCGAAGGGTCACGACGTTCCATCGGTGGTGGATCCCGAAGCGCCGCCACCGCTCGAGGGCCAACTCGCCTCACATCCCGACGGGCATCTACCTGGTACGCATTCGCTGTGCCCGGTGTGCCACCCGGCGAAGACCAGGGCGACGGGACCGTTCACGGGATGAACACAGACACCGGGCAGTTTGTGAGGTCCCAACCCGCTTGCAAGTGGGCGAAGACGATCGCGGTCGGCGAGGTCCACAAGATCAACGGCGAAGAGTGCAAGGTCACGAAGATCGGAGACAGAGAAGTCACGCTGCAGCTGATGAGCAAGCGAGAGCGTGAGGTCGAGGCCGAGATCTCGCAGACGTTGAACCGACACGATCGAAGGAAGGCGGAGAGGCTAGGCCGCCGATGAACATCACGATGAACTTCACGCCGGAGTTCGAAGCGACGCTCGAGCCGGGCGTCTTGGAAGCAGGTCAGGCATGGCTGAAAACAGTCGAGAGTCGTATGAACGATCGATCCGACGCAATCGTGCGAGCCGCGATCGAGCGCGAAGCGGACTTCAACGTGTACGGATCGACCAGGGCGACGCAGATGCTGGACTTGATCAAGAGCGATCGCCGGATCGAAGAATCGTCGTGGTCTTTGAGGGGCTCCATGGGCGAGCTGCCCTCGAGCCCCTCGTCGACGAAGCGGGTGGCGAATGAGTAACCGAACCTATTTCGACATGGGGCGCAGCAAGCCGGGCCAGGTGGATTGGCATCCGATCAAGGACTTCCCGACGTCGGCGGAGTTCGCCGCTTCCTTCACGCTATCGGAGCGACTCCACAAGCTGCAGAACCAGCAGATGCGCGCAATCTTCCGAGGCCATCAGTTCGGCAAGACAGCACCGCGCACCGAGACCTTCCACGGGATCCCGATCATGCGAACGGATCCGATCACGTCGTGCGATGCGAACCCGCCGAAGATCGTGACGCCGGCGCGATACGACGAAGTCACCGACCTGGTCGAGCGACCCGATGGCACGTGGGTGGAGGCCTGATGGACGAGCGCAACCCCGACTCTGCCCAAGGACTCCGCAACTCTGTTGGTAGCCTTGGGATTGTGTTCGATGAGGCCAGCGCTATCCCGAAGGCGATCTGGGAAGGAATCCCGACGCTTCCGAACGAGCTGCTCGCGTTGCTTCAGGCGACCGAGGAACCTCGCGATCGCCGCATTCGATATCTGTACCTGCCTGCCCGCATCGCGGCGGTGGTGCCGGAGACGGTGCACGGCCTGAAAGTGATCGCCACCGAGCGCATGCCGGCGTCCGAGGTGAACTCGTAATGTGTCTTGATATGTCGACGGATAAGAAGAAATCAACCGTCGACATGTTCGCCGAGGTCGCCGCGCCTTGCATGGATGATCCTTGGCAGTGGATCCAGACCGCCTATCCATGGGGCCGCGAGGGTCACATCCTCGAAAACAAGAAACCGCACGATTGGCAACGGAAGTGCGCGAAGTTCATCGCCACCGAGCTGCGTGCGATGGCATCAGGCAAGAAACCCGACAATGTGATTCGCATCGCAAGGAAGTCGGGGCACGGCATCGGTAAGAGCACGTTCATCGCGTGGATCATCGACTGGTGTCTCTCGACCATGACGGACTCGAGATGTCTCGTCACGGCGAACACCGACACGCAGCTGCGAGACAAGACGTGGCCCGAGGTTGGGAAGTGGCACCGCATGAGCATCTCGAGGCCGTTCTTCAGCCACAGCGCGACGACGGTGCGATCGACGGACAAGGATCACACCACCTCATGGCAGGCCAGCGCGATCCCCTGGAACGAGCGCAACCCCGACGCCTTCCAGGGCCTGCACAACGCCGGCCGTCGAATCGTGATCATGTTCGACGAGGCCAGCGGCATTCCGAAGGTGATCTGGGAAGCCATCGAAGGCGCGATGACCGACGAAGACACGCAGATCATTTGGATTGTCTTCGGCAACCCACTGCGAAACAGTGGCCGGTTCTATCAATGCTGGGGGAAGTACTCGAAGTTCTGGAACACCGCGAGCATCGACGCCCGCACGGTCCCCGGAACGAACCTCACTCTCTTCGCAGAGTGGGCCGAGATGTACGGCGAAGACTCAGACTTTTTCAAGATACGCGTGCGAGGTCTGTGGCCCAAAGTCAGTGCGATGCAGTTCATCGGCCGGGACATTGTCGATGCAGCGATGGACCGACGGCCGTACACGCGAGACGATGACCCGCTGATCTGTGGTCTCGACTTCGCAAGGAACGGGCTCTGCTCGAGCGTGCTCTATTGGCGGAAGGGCCGCGACGCGCAGACCATGCCACCGGACATCTACCCCGACGATCCCAGCTCTTCGCACTTCATCGCCAAGTGTGCCGAGCGACTGCGGCAGATGAAGCCCGACCTGATGTTCGGCGATGGCGTGGGTGTGGGCGGCCCGATCATTGACCGCCTGGTCGAGCTGGGCTTCGACGTGATCGATATCCAGAGCGGCGGCACGGCCGTCGACAACATGCGCCACTTCAATCGACGCGCCGAGATGTGGGCTCGAGGGAAGACGTTCATCCGCGATGGTGGCTGTCTTTGGAAGAACGAAAACTTCGCCGACGCGCTCACCACAATAGAAACCGTGCCCAACCCCAAGGGTCTTACACAGCTCGAGTCAAAGGATCACCTGCTGGCGCGCGGCGAGCCGAGCCCCGACGTTCCCGATGGCTTCATGTTCACGTTTGCCTACGACCACACCGAGCTAGCGACGCTCGAGGTGAGGGAGCAGTTAGGCATGCACCACGCATCGGCTGGTTACGATCGATGGGCTGGACTCGAAGACCGCCGTCACACCAACGACGGCGAGGGCTATGACAAGTCCGCTCGCAATCAAACGCAACGCAGAGCCTATTTCAACAGGGAGGACTGATGTCTCACGCCAGAGCCAATAACGATCCGAACGACATCCCGGGCTATTACCAGTTTCTACTCGAGACGAACACGGATCTCGCGAACATCGAGATCGTGGGCGACGACCCGATCACGTACGAGCAGCTGATTCTCGCGGAGATCAAGTACGGCGGAGACTTCGCCGGCGGCCACGCGGATCCAGGGCAGTTCATCACCACCACGCTGAGCGCCTACGGATACGGGGACATCTTCAATCAGCGGGGCGGCAACCAGGTCGGCACCATCACCGCAACGCAGTGGGGAGAGATCTTCGCCACCGAGTTCGCGGCGACCGGTGGCGATGCCAGGGCGGTGAATCCGGATCGCGTGCGCGAGATCGGCAACGTCTCCGGGGCTCAGCTCCAGGCGCGGCCCGAAGCGGCGCTCGAGCGCGACGTCCAGCAGAAGTCAACACAGAAGCAGCGGGCTACGAACGCCGCACAGTCTCGCGTCTCCGCCGGCAACGCGTCGACGTCGGGACTCTTGAACCCGGCGCACCTGGCGCAGCGCCGGCTCTCGGGTTCGAACTTCTTCCAAGGCCAGCAGTAGGAGACCGCATGTCATTCGACGGAAACGCAGGGACGCAGGCCTCGGGGCCATTCAGCTCTGAAGACTTCGATCGCCTGAAGCAGGTGTTCGGGTTCGCAGTGGCATGGGACACGCTCTATGAATTCGGCTTCGGGAGTGACAACTGGGATGAACGCTATCCGGAGATCACCGGGCAGATGCTCGAGGACGCGGCGCGAACGCTTGCGAACTCTCGAGGCGAGTCACCTATCCCGCCCGTGAGCGGGGAACCCCTCCAGACGGTCAGTGGAGGCCAACGGCGGGGGTCGCGTGAGCTCAGCGCGGCCGGTCCAGGCGCCGGCACCGAGGACACCGGGCTGCTCTCGAACACCAACGTCGTGCGTCGAAACCTCGTCAACTTTGGGAGCCTCGGCTAATGGTCGCGTCCGATCGAATCTTTGGAATCAAAAAGGCTGCGCTGAAGCGGATCGGCGCACTGGGCGACGAGGTCGAGAACGACGGCTGGCGTGCTCACTGGCTTGACCTCTCCAAGTTCCTCTTGAATCGAAGAGGGCGATACCTCAAAGCACGGAACTACGAGCCGCAGAAGGGCGGCAAGATGAACGACGAGATCAATAACGGCACGCCCGAGGATGCGGTGCACACCGCGAGCGCCGGCATGATGGGCGGCTTCACGTCGCCGAGTATCCCGTGGATGCAATTGACCACCGAAGACGAGGACCTGGCCGAGTTCAAGCCCGTGAAGGAATACCTCTGGCGCCAGCAACAGCGAATGTTCAAGGGTTGGGCGAAGGCGAACTGGTACACGATGCTCCCAACGCTCTACGAAGAGCTGGGCGTCTTCGGCACTGGCGCGACGCGCATGGACATTCATCCGACGCGCGGCATTCACTTGACGCAGCACACGATCGGCTCGTACTACCTGGCCAACGGGCCCGACGGGTTTGTCGACACGGTCGTCTATCGATACCCGCGCACGGTGCGGCAACTCCAGCGACTCTACAAACCTCAGGATCTTTCGAAGACGGTGCGGGATCTGATCCGAAACGAAGAACTAGACCGATACATCCGATGCGTGAACATCGTCGAGATCAACGACGGCCGCGAGAGCAACTTCAAAGACTGGCGCGGCAAGCCGTTCCGCTCGGTGACGATGGAAGAAGAGACCAA